GCGCTGGCTTTTTTCCGGAGCGGGGCTGATTGGCTGATCCGCTCCCCATCACGCCCTCGGTCACGCGCCTCTACGAGCGCTGCCGGTCATTGGACATCGCCGGCGAAATCGAAGTTGAGCTCATCTTAGCGGTGAACCTGGCGATCGAGCTCGACCGCATCAACTCCACACCCGGGCAGACCGGCGCCTCGCCCCTGTACGGGCAGATCCGCCCGCTCCTGGACCGCGTCCGCGACCACATCGCCGCGGCGGCCAAGAAAACCGACGGCAAGGACGCCTACGAGCAGTTCCTCGAGGACGTGCGCGGTGGCTGACTTCCCGCCGCCGCTGTACGGCACGCCCCGGAACCCCTCGGCGCCGACCCGCAGCGGTCCGGTGTTCAGGACCGCCCGGGAAATGGGCCTTCAGCTCATGCCCTGGCAGCGCCACGTGCTCGACGTGGCGCTGGAGGAACGCCCCGACGGGCGGCTCAAATACGACGAGGTGAACCTGACCGTCCCGCGGCAGAACGGCAAGACCACCACGATCGTGCCGCTGACGATGCTCATCGTCCTGACCCAGGACAACCGGGCGATCGCCTACAGCGCCCAGGGCATTTCCGAAGCCCTGCAGAAGTGGCGCTACGAGATGATGCCCAAGCTCGAGAAATCGCCGATCGGCAAGGGCGCCGGCATCAAATACCTCAAGTCGATCGGGCTCGCCGGGGTCGAATGCACCAAGACCGGCTCGGTCCTGCGGGTGCTCCCCTCGAACGAATCCACCGGCCACGGTCCGACGATCTGCATGGCGATCCACGACGAGGCCTGGGCGGCCCTCGATTCGACCCGCGAGCAGGCCTACAAGCCGGCGATGATCACCATCGACGACGCCCAGTACTGGGTGATGAGCGTGGCCGGCACGGTCGATTCGACCTATCTGCGCAGCAAGGTGGTCGCCGGCCGCCGGATCGTCAAGGACGGCCGCAGCGAGGAGGCCAAGCTCGCCTACTTCGAATGGGCCGTGCCCGAGGACGACGACTGGCGCGACCGGTCGCTCTGGGGTCCGGCCAACCCGGCCCTGGGCCACACCATCGACATGGACCGCCTGATCGCGCTTTCGCAGTCGATGGCCCCGGACGACTTCCGCCGCCATCACCTGAACCAGTGGCCGGTGGTGGCCTCGGAATGGGCCATCCCGGAACCGGCCTGGGAGCGGGCCCGGACGCAGGTGGCCGTACCGGCGGGACCCTTCTGGGCGGCCGCCGACGCGCCCTCGCCGCACCGTGGGGACGGGGCGATCGCGGTCTGCGCCGGCGGCGTGCTGGAGATCATCGACACCGGCTCCGGATCGGACTGGGCGGGCGAGAAGCTGCGCGCCCTGGCGGCCGAGAACGTCATGGACCTGGAGGGCATCGCGCTCTGGCGCCACGGCCAGCTCAAGAACCTGGGCGACGAGCTGCTGCTCGAGGGCATACCGGTCGCTTGGATGTCCGGCACCGAGATGCCGCAGGCCTGCGGACGCTTCTACGAGGCGGTGGTGAACAATCTGGTCGGGATCCGGCCGGCGGCGGCGCTGGACTCGGCGGTCAGGCGGGCCGAGGTCCGCGATCGGGACTCGGGGCTTAGCACCTGGCGCTCGCGGGACGGCAAATCGATCTCGGCGCTCTGGGCGGCGGCGATGGCTTTCAGCAAGAGCGGGCCGGCCGGCGAGGATGAAGACGAGCTCGGCCCGGCGATCACCAGCATTGACGACTTCGACCAGGAAGAGCTTGACCAAATCAAGCGGGAGCTGGGGCTGTAGCAAAAACCGGCCGCCCTTAAATTTTGCGGCCTGATAGCATTTCGCAAACGCGTGCTGCGATCCAGTAACCCGCATCCCGGGGGCACGCGACATGGCCAAAGAGCGCCACATAAGGCCCGAGAAACCGATCCGGACTCGCGGCGTGCCGCGCGTGGACCGGCGCCCGGCATCCGACATCATCCAGGCCCGTTGGGTGACCGAGCCCGGCAACTGGAAGGGCCTATCGCCGATCACGGCCGCCCGCCGCGCCGCCTACATCGGCGAGGCGAGCGACGATGCGATCGCACGCCACTTCCAGCAGGGCGTCCGCAGCATTGACGACTTCGACCAGGAAGAGCTTGACCAAATCAAGCGGGAGCTGGGGCTGTAGCAAAAACCGGCCGCCCTTAAATTTTGCGGCCTGATAGCATTTCGCAAACGCGTGCTGCGATCCAGTAACCCGCATCCCGGGGGCACGCGACATGGCCAAAGAGCGCCACATAAGGCCCGAGAAACCGATCCGGACTCGCGGCGTGCCGCGCGTGGACCGGCGCCCGAATCCGCGCGACGCCGGCCGCGAACCAAGCCGCGATCGCCGCACCCGGATAAAGCCCGATCGGCGGCAGTTGAGCGTGGGAGGCGCAGGGATGACCGGTGCTGCAGCTGCGGCCGCGAGGCCCTGGTTGAAGATAGTGCGGTTTTTGTGTGTTGATCACGCCGCGCTAAAGGTCGAAAAGGAAACGCCGTCGCCGAGGGTCCGATCAAACTTCGACCGCTGGGCCTGATCAACGGGCTGTTCGGCTGCGACAACGACCACTGGGGGTTCATCGGGATGCTCGTGGGCGAGGACGGCCGGATCAAGAATTTCCACCGCCTGCGCCGGAACGGTGCGTAAGTGACCGCTCCGAAGTGAGCAGGCGGCAACAGATGATGCGGGCGGAAGCCCGCCGCATCGCGCGCGAGGACGCCGAAGCGGCCGAGGCGCAGAAGACCGAAATCGAGGGCGGCGCCCGCCTGCGGGACATTTTTTGGGACCTGACCGAAGGCGACGGCCGCCGCGGCCGCGGACGGCTGGAGCTCAAGCTCACCATCGTCTGGGGCTGCGTCTCGCTGCTGACCCAACGCCTGCAGGCGCTTCCGGTCGACGTGATCGGCGCCGACGGACGCCCCCTGGCCGCCAAGCCCGGCTGGATGCGCCGCCGCGGCGAATGGGACTGGGACGACATGCTCTCGGCGGTCTGCTGGTCGTTCCTGATGCGCGGCAACGCCTTCCTGCGGCCGCGGCGGGCCCCCAACGGCGTGATCCCCTACGTCGGAGTGGTGCACCCGGACGCGGTATCGGCCGACGTGGTCTCCGACCGCCTGCGCGGCGGCGAGGAGGACCTGCCCCGGCTGCGGATCAACGGGCGCCCGGCATCCGACATCATCCAGGCCCGTTGGGTGACCGAGCCCGGCAACTGGAAGGGCCTATCGCCGATCACGGCCGCCCGCCGCGCCGCCTACATCGGCGAGGCGAGCGACGATGCGATCGCACGCCACTTCCAGCAGGGCGTCCGCAAGCAGGGTGCGCTGACCACCGAGGCGACCCTGGGTCGCCGCAACAAAGCCGAGACAATCGCCCAGATGCAGGCCAAGTGGTCGGGCGTGGACAACTGGTGGTCCCCGATCGTGCTGGACCAAGGCCTGAAATGGACCGACTTCTCGATGACCGCCGCGGACGCCGAATTTGTCGCCCTGACCGAGTGGAACGACGCCCGCATCGCCGGCCAGATATTCCACGTCGACCCCACGCTCCTAGGCATCAAACAGGGCGGTTCGACGGTCACCTACCGCAACGCCAACGACCGCGAGCGCAATCTCTGGCTGGACGCCCTGCGCCCGCTGGCCACCAAGGTCGAAAGCCTCTTCTCCGAGCTGCTGCCGACCGGCCAGCGGCTCAAGTTCGACGAGAGCGTCCTGGTCAGCGGATCCCCAAAGGACCGCGTCGAGCAGGCCCAGAAGCTGGCCCAGATCAACACCGCCCAGAAGCGCTGGGTCTTCGGCTGGGACGAGATCCGCGAGCGCGCCGGCTTCGCCCCGCTGGGCGGCGTGCCGCTGCCGCTGGAGATCGGCGACGCCGACCAGCTGCAGGCCCTCGTCGACCAGCTGCAGGGCATGGTGATCGACGGCGAATACCTGGTCGAAAATGGCGAAATTCCGCAATCATTCACCACCCGAAGGGAACTGACCGATGGCCGTTGACATCAAAAAGGGGCCGGCCAAGCCGACCGCGGATCGAGGCTCCGGCGTGGACCGCGATCGCAGCATCCGCCGGTTCCAGCTTTCGCGGATCTCGGCCGAGTGCATCGAGCGCCAGGAATCGGAAGGCGGGAACGTCTACCGCCTCAACGGCTACGCCTCGGTGACCGACACCTGGTACGACGTCGACACGTTTTTCGGTTCCTTCCGGGAGCGGATCGCCGGCGGGGCGTTTCAGAAATCGTTGGACACCGACCCCCAGGTCATCGCCCGCATCAACCACGAGGGCCTGCAGGTCGGCAGCACCCGCAACGGCACCGTCGAGCTGTCCGAGGACGGGATCGGGCTGCGCACGTCGATCGACATCGATCCGGAGCGCACCGACGCGATGGACGCCTGGCGCGGGGTCAAGCGCGGGGACATCACCGAGATGTCGTTCGCCGGCTGGGTCACGGACTTCGAGGAAGAGGAGCTCCGGGAGGGGCAATGGCTGCCGGACTGGACCATCACCGAAATCGACATCGACCGCGGCGATGTGGCGATCGTGAGCTACGGCGCCAACCCGAACACCATGATCGGGGCCGAGGAGCGGGGCCGCGCCCAGGAATCGATGCGGGCGCGCAAGGAAGCGGCCGCGATGCTCGTGCGGTCCTCGGAAATCGCGCTGCCGCCCGCCGCCGGCATCCCGCAATAATCTGTTGAGCTAATCAGTCTCGATTGCCGGCGGGCTCCAACCCCCGCCGGCAGCGGCGACATGGAAGTGAGGATTCCATGCCGACTCAGCAGTCTAAGACTCCGCCCAGCTAACGCCTTTCTGGCCCCGCCGCAATTTCTGGCGGGCCGTCGGCTTTGGCTGGACACGTGCTAAGAACCAACTTGGCCGGCGGCCCACCAGATTTTCCGGTTTGGTAGCATTTCGCAAACGCGTGCTGCGATCCAGTAACCCGCATTTCGGGAGCACGCGATGGCCACAACCCTGGCCGACAGCCTCAACGACCGGCTCATTCGGACCCTGCATGAGGCCAACACCCTCCACGCCGACGTCATAAAGCGCGGCGACGGTCTCACCGGCGAGGAGATCGCCCGCACCAAGAAGCTGGACGAGGAAATCGCCAGCCTGCGCTCGCAGATCGACGCCGAGCGCCAGCTCCGCGAGCTCGCCGCCCAGAAGGACAGCATGCTCGACGTGGCGCAGCGCGCCAGCCATGCCGCCCGGCGCGACGAACCGCTCTCCGACGAGGGCCGCTCGCCGCTGGACCCCAGCGACTTCCTGCGCCGCCTGGCGCGCGAACCGCGCCAGCTGGTGGACGGCCGCTATGAGGCTTCGCGGGAGCTGCCGGTCGGCCAGGCGCTCCGCGAGCGCAGGATGCGCCGCGAGGGCGCCTCCGTGCAGGACATCGTCCGCTCGCGCGAGCGGTACCTCGAACGGCTCATATCGACCTCGACGACCGACACCTCGAAGGCCGGGTTCACGATCCAGACCGACCTGGCGGGGATGATCTTCCAGGCCGCCACCCTCAACGGCGGGATCATGGAGGCCGGCCCGCGCTTGATCACCACGGCCACCGGCGCCCCGCTCAACCTGACCAGGCTCAAGACCAGGTTCAAGGACACCGCCGGCGCCTCGGCCGCCGCGACCGCCGAGGGCGCGGCCGCCGGATCGACCGAAGGCCAGTTCGACCGCCTGGCGCTCAACCCGGACAAATACACCGGCCGCTACGATGCCACCCGCGAACTGCTGGACGATTCCGAGTTCGATTTGGCCAGCTTCGCCGCCGACGACATCGGCGACACGATCGGCTGGAAAACCGAGAGCGCCTACGCGGTCAAGTGGCTGGCCGGCATCGCCGTCGCCAACGCCAAGGTGATCACCGGCGCCGGTTCTGCGGCCGCCAACAACGCCGCGGTCGCGATCGGCGACTTCGAAGGGCTGCCATTCGAACTGTCCAAGGCCTACCGGAACCGCCCCACGCGGCTGCGGTGGATGATGAACGGCCGGGCCTACCAGTCGGCCCTGGGCCTGCGCGATGGCAACGGCCAGCCCTACTACCGGCGCGGCTCCTCGTTCATCGACCGGCGCCCCGATGAGATGGAGGGGAGCCCGGTGATCATGAACGATCTTTTCCCGGACCCCAGCACGCCGGCCAACGTGAAGAACAAGCCGTTCATCTACCTGGTCGACCCGATGGACTACTTCGTGGTCCGGATCGTCGGGGGGATCCGCATCCGGGTGTCGAGCGAATTCGCGTTCGCCGACGACGAGACGGTGTTCATCGGCGACATCCGCGCGGGCAGCGACGTGTTGTTCGCCGAGGCCGGAGCGGCCCTCAAGGGCAAGAACAACTAGTTGGCGGCGGCCGCGGACGCGGCGCTGTACAAGCCGCGTTACACCGAGGTCGAGCGGGTGCGCCGCGCATTGTCCGCCGCACCGCACGGGCAATGGCAGCCCGGCGGCGACCTGGAGAGGGACCTTTCGGAGGTGATCGCCGCCGCCGAATCCCAGATCGACGACTGGTGCGACGGCCAGTTCGATCTGGCCGCGGCCGATGCGACCGCCAGGGACCTGCAGGCCGAGGGCGCCGGCATCATCCTGACGCCGGCGTTCGCCACGGTCCCTGAATCAATCTCCCTGCTGACCCGCTCCACCGGTCAGGTCGGCGACCCGGTCCCGGCCAGCTACTGGCGCCCGACGACGTTCCCCTCGGCGACGCGCCCGGGCCGGCACCTTGAGGGACCGTTCACTGCGGGCCTCTGGTACCGGGTGGTGGCGCGCTGGGGCTGGCCGCTGGTTCCCGCCCAGATCGCCCAGGCCGCCGCGCTCATGTCGGCGCGGCTCTACCACCGCATGGTGGCCGCGCCGCTGGGGATTGCCGGCACGGACCTCGGCGGAGCATACGTGGCCCGCATGGACTCGGACGTCCGCGCGCTGCTGACGCCCTTCATGTCGGCGTCGCTGGTCTGATGTTCGACCCGCTGCCGCCGGTGCTGTCCTGGGCGCGATCGCTCTATGACGAAAGCACCGTCGCGGTCAACGTGCAGCGCGAGCAGATGTCCGCGCTCGGCCAGGGCGCCTGGGTCGGCATCGACCTGCCGGAGGCGTCGTTCGAGCTGGACCGCTTCGGCGACACACCGGATGGCTGGGATTCGAGTTGGACCTTCGAAGTCCACTTTGGCTCTGGCCGTTTGACCGAATCGCCGGAGGCCGCCTGGGGGATCGTCTGGGCGATGGCAGCCCGGATGGTCAGGGCACTGACGAGCAACAAGGGCCCCGAAATTCCCGCGGCCTATCTCATCGAGCCCGTCAACTTTCGCGAAGACGAGCGCTGGAGCGAGGACGACGCCGCCTCCGCCCAGACGATCCGGACGCTCACGTTCCAGATTTCACGGGCCTCGGCCGCCTGATGCCGCGGTTTCAGGGCGAGCAAATCAAGATCCGGATGAATACCCGCGCCCTGGACGAATTCGGCCAGCTCCTCAGCCTCTCCAACGCCGAATTGCAGAAGGAGTTCAACAAGGTCGCGCGGCCCGCCGGCCGCAAGGTCGTCGACCAGGTCAAGGCTGCCGCACCCTACCGCCGCGGGCTGCTCAAGCGCAAGGGCATCAAGTTGTCGGTGCGCCGCTATGGCGTATTTGTGCGGGTCGCCGGTTTCAGGGGCGACCGCCACACCGGGTTGCCATTCAACATCGCCAGCCTGATCCAGGACGGCCATCGAATGCCGCACGGCGGCCGCAGCCGCGCCAATCCGTTCATTCGGGAGGTGGTGGCGCGCATCCATCCCGCCTATATGCGGCAGATGGAGCGCGGCGTGGACAACGTCCTCAAATCCATGCAGCGTCGCATGTCGCTGCGCCAGCAAGTCAAGGCCCAAAAAGTCCTGGCGCGCCGCTCGCTCGGGCGCCTTTAGGACCTCGAGCAAAAGGAGCAATTCGTGCCAGCAACACCTTTCGGGGTGACCGGGCAGTTCATCGCCATCGCCCCCGAGGCCGTCTACGGGACGGCGCCGGTGGCGTTCAACCGGGTGATACCGGTCCGCAACGATTCGTGGACGCCGGAGATCCAGGAGGTCGGCACCGACTCCTTCCGGCCTGGGCGGCAGGCCATGGTCGCCGACCAGACGATCCAGGTACCGGTCGGGGGCACCGGCAACACCGAATGCTTGATCCCCAACTCCGGCGGCTTCCTGCTCTTCCGCGACCTGCTCGACTACTGGAACCCGGCCCTGGCCGCGGTCACCGACGCCTCGAGCCTCAAAAAACTGACGCTGCAGACCAATGGCGTGGGGCCGCTGGCGAGCGCGGTGCGGAGCCTTTCGATCATGGTTGGCCGCGTCGACCAGGGCCAGGTGCGCCGCGAGGCGATCTATTCGGGCTGCGTGATCACCGGGTGGACGTTCTCGGCCGCGATCAGCGAGCCGGTCACCCTGGCAATCGATTGGGACTGGGCCCAACGCACCGAGCTCACGCCCAGCTCGGAGGCCGCCTACACCCCGCCCGCCCTGGCCAAGAAGGTCAGCGGCCCCTACTACGCGTGGCGCGACTTCCAGCTGCAGGTCGGCGGCGAGAAGCTGAGCAGCGTCACATCATTCACATTCACCGCCGCCAAGGCGCTCGACACCGCGCTCTACGCGCTCATCGCCGACACGCTCAAGGACCAGCCGATCCGCTCCGGCGTCCCCGAGTACACGGCCTCCGTCGAGGCGCGCATGAACGCCCAGACCCAAGCGCTCTATGCCAACTGGGGCAATGACGGCGATGTTGGCGCGCTGGTGGCCACCCTCACCGGCCGCGAGGACCTCAAGTCCTCCGGGTCGGATCCGAAATTCACATCGTTTGTATTGACCACCCAGGCGGCCAAGGCCAACGGCCAGGAGCCGGTGGCCACCCTTGACGGGATCCCGACCCAGTCGCTCGACCTGCAGATCAAAGACCCCTATGACGGCTCGTCGCTGGCGGTCGCGATCGAAATCATCGGCGCGCAGGGGGCGATCGACTGATGGCCGCCCAGGACGGGGGCGTGACCGACCTCCAGCAGCTGGTGAGCACGCTCTCGACCAACGACCTGCTCAAGTTCGAGGAGATCACCGGCTACAGCGTGACCGATTTCGGCAGGGACGACATCACCTACGGCAACAGCTGCCGCATGATCTGCGCGATGTACCTGCTTCTCCGCGGCCGCGAAGGCCACGAGGAAGACATCGGCGAGCTGCTCGATCGGCCGCCGGAGACCATCGTGGACGAGTTGCGCGCACGGATTCCTGACAGCCTGGACCCTCCGAGCTCGAGCGGCGAATCGTCCGTGGAAGAGCCCGCAAACGACGACTCCAACGCCTCTTCAGCATCGGACGCTACTACCACCAGCCCGTCGAGTACCTAGCCGACATGCCGCTGGAGGAGCTGGCCGTGCTCGAGGAACCGATGCGCAAGGAGGCCGAAGAGGCCAAGCGCGCGGCCCGCCGCGCTCGGCGGCGAAGGCTGCGTTAGATGGCCCGTCGCGGTGAACTCCGCGTAACCCTGTCGGCCGATACCAAGCCCTATCGGCGAGAGATGAAGCAGGCCGCCAAGGAAGGCGGCAATTTCGGCAAGGGCGTGGCCAAGGGCCTCAAATTCGCGGCCATCGGCGCCGGCGCGGTCGGCGCCGCATTCGGCGCCCTGGCGGTTTCCGGGATCCAGGACTTTGCCCGGCTCGACAAGAAAGTGCGCGAAGTCGGGACGCTCCTGGGGGATGTGAATGACGCCGATCTCTCAAAGCTGACCAAGGAAATAGAAAACGTCGCCACGGCGACCGGGCAGGCGGCCGAGGAAGTCGCCTCGTCCTTCTACGACTCGATCTCGGCCGGCATACCGCGCGAGCGGGTGGAGGACTTCGTCAAGGACGCGGCCAAGTTCGCGACCGCGGGTGGCACCGAGATCGGCGCCGCCACCGACCTTCTCACCTCGGCGATCAACGCCTACGGGCTCAAAGCCGAGGACGCCTCGATGGTCTCGGACGTCTTTTTCGGGGCGGTCAAAGCCGGCAAAACGACCGTCGACGAACTGGGCGCGTCGTTCTTCAACGTCGGCCCGATCGCTGCCTCGATGGGCGCCGACCTGGAATCGACCGCCGGCTGGCTGGCGTCGCTAACCCTGACCGGGACGCCGACCAGTGTGGCCGCGACGCAGATCAAGGCCGCCTTGTCCGAGCTGGGCAAGGCCGGCAGCAAGGCCGACGTGGTCTTCCAGGACTTCGTCGGGAAGTCCTTCCCCGAATTCATCAAGAGCGGCGGCAGTGTCGAGGACGCGATGGCGCAATTGGAGGCGGCCGCCAACGACCAGGGCAAGTCGATGACCGAAGTTTTCGGCTCGATCGAGGCCGCCCAGGCGGTGATGGGCATCACCGGCGCCGGGTTCGAGACCTTCACGGGCATCGTCGAGGGCCTGGGTGACTCGGCCGGCGCCACCGATCAGGCGTTCGAGACCATGTCCGGGTCGGTCGAGTTCCAGCAAAAAAAGCTCGGCGAGCAATTCGGAGCGATCAAGCGCCAGATCGGGGCGGCCTTCATTCCCGCCCTGCAGACGGCAATGGGCTTCATTTCCGAGACGGTCGTACCGTTGATCGGTGAATACTGGCCGGTCGCCCTGCAGGCGGCCAAGGACGCTTTCGCCACGATCTCCGATTACATCGAGACCCACGTGGTTCCCATCTGGGAAGGCGTCTTGCAACCGGCGCTGGAACGCGTCTGGGGCTGGGTTTCGGAGACCCTGGTCCCCTGGTTCCAGGAGAAAATCCCCGCCGCCCTGGCGGTCGTTACCGCCTACATCCAGGGAACGCTCGTCCCCATCTGGGAAAACACCCTCCAGCCGGCACTGCAGCGCGTCTGGGAGTGGATCAGCACCACCCTGGTCCCCTGGTTCCAGGAGAACATCCCGGCCGCGCTCGAGGAGGTCAGAAAGTTCATCGATGAAAACCTGCTGCCGATCTGGGAGCAGCTGCAGACCCAATTCGAGGACCTCTACGAGTGGGCCCAGGAGAACCTCATCCCTTGGTTCGAGGAGACCCTGCCCGAGGTGCTGCGAAAGCTCGAGGAGCTGATCCAGGACCCGCTGATCCCGACCTGGGAGATGCTGCGCGAAAAACTCGTCGAAGCAGGCGAGTGGGTCCGCGACAACCTGGTTCCCATCATCGCCTCAACCATCAGCAAGATCACCGAATGGGTGACCAAGAACACGGAGATCGTGCAGGCGATCGGGGCATTCATCGCCACCATCGGCGCGGCAATCCTGGTGCTCAAGGCGATCGCCGTGGCCAAAACCATATACGCGGTCGTCACCGGCGTGGCCACCGGCGCCGTGACGCTCTTCAATGCCGCCATGGCGATCGCCCTTTCGCCCATCACCCTGGTCATCGCCGGAATCGCGCTCCTGGTCGCTGGCTTTGTATTGGCCTACAACAAGGTCGACTGGTTCCGCAACCTCATCGACAACTTCGTCATCCCCACGTTCTGGACCTTTCTCGATACCCTGGGGTCCGTCAAGGACGGATTCTTCGAGGTGTGGGACGGCATCGTCAAGGGTTTCCCGGGCACCGTCAACGCCATCATCGGCTTCATAGAGTCGATCCCAAACACGTTCATCAGCGCGATCAACTCGATCATCCATGCCTGGAACCGGCTCAGCTTCGGAATTCCCGGCAAGAAGATCGGGCCGGTATCGTTCCCGGGTTTCCAGCTCAGCACCCCCAACATCAGCCCGATCGCGGCCGTGCACCTGCCGCGGATTTCCACCGGCGGCGGCGAGGGTTACCTGCCGCACCTTGCCGAAGGCGGCATCGTGTTGGAGCCCACGATCGCCCTGATCGGCGAACAGGGTCCCGAAGCGGTCATCCCGCTGCGCAACGGGGCCTTCGGCCAGCAGCCGATCAACGTCTATTTCCTGGGGGATGTCTACGGTGGCTCCCCGGCCACCATGGGCGACGCCGTCATCCGCAGCATGACCAACTGGCAGCGGGTCAACGGATCGCTGCCCAGCCAGCTGCTGGCCACGGCGCGATAGATGGCGCTGAGCACCCGCATCGAGCTCGAGGAGGGCGATTCCTGGACCGCCCTGACCAAGTGGGCGGTCATGTTCGAGGGATTCTCGGGGCGTAAATCCGGCCTGGACCCGCATCGCGCCGGCGAGGGCAAGTTGATCCTGCGCGTTCCCCAAGGCGCAAGCGGTTTTCCGAGCAGCCTCGGCGGGATCGCCAGGGCGGTCACGGCCCAAGGCGATCGGATGCGCGTCTACGTCCGCGCCAACGCGACCGACTACCTGCGCTTTCTGGGCTGGGTTTCGGACGTGGACTGGGAAGGCCGCGAGACGATCAACTACGTCACCGTGCTGCTCACCGACGCCCTCGGGCGCCTGGGCGCCATCCGGGCCGCGCTCGACAACGAGGCCCGGGCCAGCACGGGCACCCGGATCCAGCGCATCCTTTCCGTCGCCGGGTGGACGTTCGGTTCCGAGGTGCCCCGCGGCACCGGCCAGCTCGAGCAGGTCACCGAATACCGGTCGGGAAGCGCCGCCGAGCTGTGCCAGCTGGCGGCCCTTTCCGAACCCGGGATCTTCGTCGCCCAAGCCGATCTGGACGCGCCGCTCGAATTCCTGCCGCGCGGCTACACCCCGGCCCGTACCCTGCGCATCTCCGACCAACCGATGACCCCGGGCGTGCGCTGGCAGGAACGGCCGGCGCCCGAATCGGCCGAGGACCAACTGGTCAACCAGGTCTCCTACACCTACCCCGGCCTCTCCTCGCCGCGCCTGCGCCAGGATGCCGATTCGGTGGCCGCTTATGGAGAGCGACGCATCGACCGCCAGTTCGAATCCACGCCGACCGATGGCACGACCGTGGCTGGCATCCTCATCAATACCTACAAGGAACCGATCACGATACCCCGCGAGGCGCGCGTCGCCCTGCACCTCGAGCCGGAGGATCGCGCCGCGCTGGCCGCCCGGTCCCAGATCGGCGATTTGGTCGAGGGCGTCATCACCGATGAGCGCGGCCTGCCCGCAACGTCGCAAACCCTGATCGACGGCATCGGCACCCGGATCCTCCCGCTAGGCACCGGCATCGCCGTCGACATAGACTTCTTCCTTATCCCAACGTTCGGCGCGGGCGTCCCGCAGCCGGCCAAGTTGCCCGAGGTGCCCGACATTCAAGCCACGGCGGGCACTGCCTGGCGGCAGCTATTACCTCGGGCCACCGGCGGGACGGGCAAAGGGTTCACCTACACCGCGACGGGCCTTCCCGCGTGGATGCGGTTCGATCCCGGTGCACGGCGACTTTCCGGGACGCCTCCCTTCACCGGCGGCCCTTGGACGATCAGTTACACGGCGACCGACGTGTCCGAAGCATCGCGCACCGCCACCATCCAGTTCGAAATTTCGGTCGTCGTCGCGGCAGTCCAGATTCCATCAATCTCGGCGCTGATCTTCGCCACCGGTGCCCGCGTCTCGGTGTTGCTCCCGGCCGCCAGCGGCGGTTCCGGTCAATTCACCTATGCGATAGCCGGCGCGCCGGCATGGCTCTCGCTTTCCGGCCGCACGCTCACGGGCACGTCCCCGAGCGTTGCCCAGGATGCCGACGAGGTGACGTACACGGCCACCGACACGGTCACCGGCAAAAAGGCGTCGATCGCATTCGATGTCTCCGTCGCCGTCCAGCCGGTCTCAATGCCGGCCATCGGCAACCAGTCGATCGCTGCGGGGTCCCGCTACTCGCGCAGCCTTCCGGCCGCAACCGGCGGTTCGGGCCGCGGATTCACATATACGCTGACCGGCAGGCCGGCGTGGCTGACGGTCACCGGCCGGTCCCTCACCGGCACCGCGCCCTGGGCCGGCGCCGCGATCGACATGACATGGGAGGCCACCGACGTGGGATCCGGCCAGAAAGCGAGTCAGTCCTGGCGGCTCACGGTGCAGCTGGCCGCGCTGGCAATGGGGTCCCAGGACGACATCGAGATCGGTATCGGCCGGGCGTTGGACATTTCCCTGCCGCTGGCCAGCGGGGGTTCGGGATCGTTCACCTACGCGTTGACCGGCGCGCCGGCCTGGGTGCAGCGCCAGGCCAACCGGATAACGGGCACCGCGCCAAATGCCACATCGACCGCGCAGTTGACCTGGACCGCCACCGACGCAAACACGAATCGCACAGTCGCGCGGACGTTTCGCCTGGCCGTGGCCGCCGCTCCGCTGGCGATGGCCGCCATCGGCGACGTGTTGGCCGGGGCCGGCGAAGCGGTTTCGATCGCGCTGCCGGCGGCCACCGGCGGCTCAGGCACCTTCGATTACGCTCTCACCGGACGCCCTTCCTGGCTCACGTTGACCGGGCGCACGCTGTCGGGCACGACCCCCGACGCGGCGAGCAGCCTGAGCCTCACGTGGACCGCCACCGACCGGGCGACGCTGCGCCGAATAGCCCGTTCTTTCGGCATCGCCGTGACCGCGAATCCGCTGGCTGCGCCGCGCGATCTGGGCGCCCTGAACATCGCCGATACGCAGTTCAACGCGACCTGGACCACGGTCCGCAACTCCGGCGGCAATTACCAGGTCAGGATCGCCGAAGGGTCCGACGCGCCGACCGGAGATTGGACCGATGTCCGGGCACTCAGCCATGTGTTCAGCGGATTGAAGGCGGCGACCAGATACACCTGGGAAGTCCGCGCCGTTGGATCCGGCGCCTATTCGACCGGTCCGGCGACGGCCGCGGGCACCACGACCAGGGCCGCGCTCGCCATGGGTGCTGCCGGAAACATCTCGATCGCCGCCGGCGCCCAACTCTCGCAAGGGCTCCCGAACGCCACCGGCGGCTCGGGCCGGTACCTGTACGGGCTCAATGCCCCGGCATGGGTCAAGCGAAGCGGCTTTTCGCTGTCCGGCACGGCGCCGAGCGCCATTTCGACCTTCAACGCCAACTGGAAAGTCACTGACGAGGTCACCGGTGCCGTGATCAACCGGAATTTCACGATCTCGGTGACCGGGATGTTGCTGGCCACACCAGTGGTCGAGATTTCCGGCATCTTCAATGACCGGTTCACCGCAACCTGGGCCGCTATCGCCGATGCGGATGGCTATGAGTACCGGTACGCGGAGGGCACTGCGAACCCGACCGGCGAGTGGAACGATGCCGGCGAGCAGTTATCCATCACGATCTCCGAGCTTGAGCCTGAGACCGAGTACCGCTTGCAGGTCCGCGCCATCGGGTCCGGCAGGTTCGTGACATCGGCGCCGGCGCTGTCTGAGATCGAGACCAATGACCAAGAGGCGCTGGGCACGCCGGTCAATCTGCGCGAGACGGCCGACACCACCTCGTCGCTGACCTTCGCCTGGGACGCGGTCGACGGCGCCGACGGTTACGAATACCGGCGCGGCACGACCGGGGATGCGATCGACAACGCAGGGCGCACAACGGTCACCCTGACCGGTCTTTCGGACGACACCACCTACACGATCCAGGTCCGCGCTTATACGGATTCCGGGGCGCGGTCCGCGTGGGCTCAAGCCACCGGAAGGACCGAGCGCAGCATCCCGCGGCTTTCGACTCCCCGGGTGTCGGTTTCCGGCACGCGGATCGCGCGGTTTTCCTGGAACTCGGTTCCGAACGCCACCTCTTACCAGTGCTCATATCGGGGACGCCATCGCCAGGGCGGTCCGGATTCGCCACTGACGACGTACAGCGGCTCCTTCACCACGTCCGGCACCAGCTGGTCCCGCTTCGTGGCCACAAATCCGGCCGGCGGCGGCACCGAGTCGCTGCGGCTGTCCGTGCGCGCGATCGCTTCCGGATACCGGTCGTCTTCGTCGGGCAGCGCGACCTGGAGAAAGTGACTTAACCATGGCCATTACGCCCCGCAAGATAAGCACCACGGCGGTTGCCGTCACCGGCGCGAATTCGCCGATCACGATAAACGCTTCCATCGTCGGTCCGGACGGTTCAGCTCCCAGCGCCGGCGTGACCGCCGACGGTCAGCCGGTCCTCCCGGTCGAGCGCTCTTTCGCGAGCGAGGACGACGGCAGCATCACCATCATGCTGGTGCCCACGACGCTGATGGACCAGCAGGGCCTGAAATGGCGTTTGGAATGGCCGGGCGCGGCCCAGCCGCTGGACATCGAGGTCGAACCCGGCGACCCGATCGCTCTCGAAGACCTGATCGGCTCGACGCCATCGGCGCGCGAAGTGCCCGCCGGCGGCACGACCGGCCAGTACCTGCGCAAGCGCTCCGACGACGACTTCGACGATGAATGGGCCGACGGCCCGGCGAAGGGAGATACAGGGCCGAAGGGCGACCAGGGCGACCCCGGGCCGCGGGGTGATGCCGGCGATGTTGGGCCCAAGGGTGACAAGGGGGACGCCGGTCCGATCGGCCCGCAGGGCATCAAGGGCGAGAAGGGCGACGCTGGAAGCCAGGGATCGAGAGGCCAGAAAGGCGATAAGGGCGACGCCGGCGCGCAGGGCCCGAAGGGGGACAAGGGGGACGCCGGCGACGTTGGGCCGAAGGGGGACAAGGGGGACGCCGGTCCGATCGGCCCGCAGGGCATCAAGGGCGAGAAAGGCAACACCGGGAGCCAGGGGCCTCAAGGCCTGAAGGGCAACCCCGGCGGGGTCGGCCCGGCTGGCCCCAAAGGTTCCAAAGGCGATACCGGTCCAGCGGGACCCCAGGGCGACACCGGTCCGAAAGGCGAGAAGGGTGACCGCGGCGACACCGGTCCGAAAGGCGACACCGGCGGGGTCGGGCCGCAGGGACTCAAGGGTGAGAAGGGCGATACCGGTCCGCAGGGACTCCAGGGTCCCAAGGGCGATGCCGGCGCCGCCGGCGCGAAGGGTCCCAAGGGCGATGCCGGCGCCGCCGGCGCGAAGGGCGACCAGGGTGATCAGGGTGCCAAGGGCGATTCGGTCCAAGGCAAGCGCACTGTCCTGATCTGGCTCACCGCGGCGGCCGACCCGGGCACGCCGGTGGGCGGTTCCTACATCGCGGCCAGCGACGCCGTCACTCCTCCCGACGGTTGGTCGCTGTCACCGACCGAGCCCACGGTGCCAAATCCATCGTGGGTCTCGGCCGGCCTGGTGGATCCGGGCGGGGCGGCGCGCCAAGTGCCGGTCTGGTCGCCGGCCGCGCAGTGGGCGCGCCCCAAGCAATCCGACGACTCGCTGATGCCGGCCGACCTGCTCAACACCCTGCACGGGGAGAAATGGGCTTATTCCGGGGCCGTCTCGCTCAACTGGCAGGGCACCGGATTCCAGCAAAACGAACTTCCCGGCGATTCGGTGATCGTCTCGGTCACCGGCGCCAGCCAGGTTGCTTTCCCGGCGGCGCTGATCAAGAAAAGCGACATCCCTGGAAACCAGGTCATCGGCGCGTCCTCGGCCGCTGACCATTACTCGCTCGGCCCGGCCGGGGCGCGCGTCGGCCGCCTGGCCTGGACCCAACGCGGCGAATTGCTGTGGGCGTTCGAAACCGAGGCCAACCTGCAGGTGGTTTTGCGCGCCTGGGGCTCGCATCAATTGGCCGGCTTCATCATCGACCAGGTCGAGCAGGACGAGAACGTCGTCGTCAACCAGGGCACCGTCTACCCCGCCGCCAAGGCGATCCTCAAAGGCGGCGACAACATCACCGTCACGCCGGATGATTCGGCCGAAACCCTGACTATCGCCGGGGAAGGCGGCGGCGGCGATGGGCGGTTCCAGGCGATTGCCTTTCGGGCTGCCGCGTCAGCGCCGGCCAAACCGGCCGACACGACCTACACAGTCGCCACCGGCGCGCTCGCGCTCCCTCCATCCTCGTCGCTCGTGCCGCCGGCGCCAACGTCGGGTCAGCAGATTTATGCCTCGGTCGCCCAGGTCCGACCCTCGACCGCCAGCGGCCCGACCATCCAAGTCAGCTGGTCGGATTACCGGCAATGGAATGGGCCGCCCGGCGCCAAAGGCGCGACTGGGGGCACCGGCCCGGCCGGGCCCAAGGGCGATGCCGGTCCGCAGGGCGCGCAGGGGCAGTTCACGGTCCGCATCTTCCGCGCCTACGACACCGGGTCGATCCCGACCAGCGCGCCGACCGGCGGCGAGATAACCGCCCCCAGCAACAGCACCGAGGGCTGGAAAGTTGATCCGCCCACCGACTGGTCGCTGTCCCCGTCAACGCCCGGGCAGGGCAAGACGCTCGTCTTCTCCGAGACCACCGTCGATCCCGAGACGGCCAGCGACGGCGACGTTCCGACGTGGTCAATACCGGCGGTGGCCGGCGGCACCGGCCCGACCGGGCAGGGCGTCCCCGCCGGGGGCACCGCCGGGCAGGTCCTGGAAAAGAAATCGGGCACCGATTACGACACCCAGTGGAAGACGATCGCCGACGCCGACACCGGCCCGCTGGAGGACCAGATCGACACCCTCGAGCTGGTCACCGCGGACCTGGTGGCGGGCGATCCCGCAACGGGCTGGAGCGACACGTCGGCCTCCAGCCAGGGAGGCATAACCCAGGCCCAGACCGAGCCCGCCGATGCGGCGGCCGCGGCGGCCCTGACCGGCTGGGCGCAGAAGCGGACGGCCACGTTCGGCTACCACGGCGTGGTGCGCATCCCCACGGCGGGCGACTCGCAGCAGTACCGGATCAAGTTCGACTCCGAGGACGGCACCTTCTACGACGTTCTGTCGCACTGGCGGGACTTGGGCACCTCGGGTTCGTGGCGCTATTTTGTAAGCGCGTCGCTGGCCGGGTATCAAGGCCTCACCCTCCAGGCCACTTCATCGGCGGCGCACGTCGGCACGTCGCAGTTCCTGGGCGAACTGGCCCGCGGCAAGGTCGCCGACGCCGCCAAGGACCTGCTGACCGGGGATCCCGGCGGAGACATCGACTTCGGCTATACCGGCACCGGGGATGCCGCGACGCTGAAGGGCGGGATCAGGGAGGGCGCGGTGGACGGGGACGCGCTCGACGACGAGGTCAAGGACCGGCTGCTGCCCACGTTCCCGGCCGAGGGCAGCCGCAACGACAAGATCCCCAAGTTCTCCGGCAACACGCTCGGCTGGGAGACCGACGCCGGGGGCAGTTCGACGCCCGGCCCGAAGGGCGACCCGGGCCAGCGCGGCTCCAGCTGGGAGGTCCAATCGGGCACCCCGCCCGCGATCCAGTCCGGCGACCTGGTGGGCGACCAGTCGCTCGACAGCGCCACCGGCGACGTGTACTCGGTCGTGCTCGAGTCCGGTAATAGGACCTGGGACAAGACAGGCAACATCAAGGGCGCCAAGGGCGACGCCGGCCCGGCCGGACCGCCCGGCCCCAGCAGCGCGATGGCGCCGGCCAGCTACCGGGTCCTGCACACCCTGAACGTCACCGGATCGTCGCAGTCGTTCACCGTCGATTTCACCGACGTCCCCGACACGGCGATTGTGGACGTGTCGTTCGACGCCGAGCGGCTCCAAGCCGACAACTCGCAGCGCTCGGAGGCCTACCCGCTGAGCGTGCCCGACCTGAAAGCCGGGCGCAAGTGGGCGGTCGGCGGGGTGGCCGGGGCCTACGTCCAGTTGACGCTCAACGCCGCCGGGACTTCGTTGGCGGTGGCGCTCAGCTCGCTGAACGCCACGAGCGCCCGGCCGCTGGTCATCACCCTGTCCGAGATCCTGGGCGGGATCGGTCCCGCGGGCCCGCAGGGCGAGACCGGCGCCGGGGCGGGCGA